TAATGAGGCCTTTCCAGGAATTGTAAACCCCCTGATTAAATAGGAGACATGCAATCTTGTGGCGTTGAAACCCTGCAATGTGGCGCAGTTCCCGAGTAAAATACGCTGCGGGAGGACCTGTGCATTTGAAGAGTTTAGCCACGCGGCTGACAGAAGGTGCAAAGGCATACCGGAAGGGACCATCAACGACATCAACAACATAGAACTTCAAAAAGTTCAAATCATGGATATCATAGGTAGCTCCACCAGTAAACCCAACACCTAAGTGTTTAGCTGCATCAGCATAGGCAGCAAAAATGTCCGTTGCAGTGGGACAATTTGGTGCCATAACTGACAAACATTGGAAAGCGCGGAGTGGAATCATTGTCCACACCACTGAGTGGATGGCGGAAGTGTAACAGGAGCCGCTATAGACCATTTGTATACGGAAACCATCTTCATCCATAGGGAAGAAGACGTGATATTTGGCTTTTGCATCTTTCAAGATGACTTTCAGCGGAGCGCGTGATGCGGTCTCCGCGTACTGTATTGTTTCATCACTGACACCTGCTTTAGAGAGCATGCGCCAGAAGAATGCATGTGGGCCAAGTCCCGTATCATGGTCAGCGGCAGCGACATCACCCCATAGGTACACAAAACCATGTGGAGTGTTGATGACGGAGCAATGGTCATCGCTGAATTGGAAGACATACGCCGTATAAGTCCCAGCTGTGAGTGCGGTGTTGAGCCAAACGGTTAGCGTGTATGCATCCATGCCAATGCAGATCACAGGAACAACCGTCCAGACGCCGATATAGATCGGTTGTCCAGAACGAAACTGTTCATACAGCCATTTTGTGGCTGGTTTGATCTCAGGGCCAATGACAACATTAGTTGCCGGGGCCACATTGACAATGATGCGAGTTTTAACACGCAGGGGCTTATCGCCCCGCTTGGCAGCAAGTGTTTCATTGCTTTTGCTAAACACCTTATGAGGCGCACCAGCTGAGTTGGGATCTACACCGTGCAATCGAATCCTTGCCATAGCACTGCGATGGAGCTGAACATTGTTGGAAAGACCGTTCAGAAAATTCTCTTGAAGCTCATGAAGAGATTCTTGAGAAGATGGAGACTGAACATAGTCTATCATCAGTTGCTGAAGAGCCTGGATAGGTG